CTATCCCGCGCGCCCGAACGCGGCGTCCATCCGCTCGGCAGATACCCATTCCTGGGAGGCGAGCGTGTGGGCGTAGATGTCCATCGTCACGGACGCACGGGAATGTCCCATTGTGTCTGACACGACCTTGATCGGCACGCCGGCAGCCAGTGAGAGTGTGGCATACGTGTGTCGTAGATCGTGGAATCGAATGTTGGGGCACCGCGACTGCTTGAGCAGGGGTTTGAACGAGCGGCGCTGCATATTCTGACGGCGAAGCGGTCCGCCGTTCTGATCGCAGAACACGAGCCTCGATGCAGCACGCCCCTCCACCAACATGCGTTTGCGGTGTTTCTGGAGCGCATCGGTCGCAACCTGAGGCAATCGAATGCGCCGCAGCCCGCGCTTGGTCTTCGGTGGGCCCGTTACGAAGGTCCCGTCCAGCTCATTGAGTGTGCGCCGCACAAACAGCGTCCGTTCCTCAAAATCGAGATCGTCCCATTCGAGGGCGAGCAGTTCTCCCTGCCGCATCCCCACGGTCACGGCCAGCACATACAGGGCGTGGAGCCGGTCGCCCTCCGCTGCGCCCAGAAATCGTTTCGTCTCCTCCTGTGTCAGCGGCTGCATCTCGCGTTGTTCTGCCTTGGGGGCATCGATGGCGAGGCAAGCGTTGCGCAGCAGTAGGCCGCGCTTGACGGCTTGGTTGAGCGCGCAGCGCAGGACGCCGAAGGCCATCTGCTGGCGGCGCGGTGACAGACGGGCTTCGTCCAGCCGGCTCAAGAGGGCGTCGAGATGCGAGGGAGTCAACTGGATGAGCTTCACGCCGCCGATGTGCGGGTGAATGTGAAGGCGGACGAGCGTTCGGTAGCTCGCCAGCGTCGTTTCTCGCACCGTCCGGCGGGCGGTGTTGTCCAGCCATTGGTCCAGGTAGTTCGCCACGGTCAGCTTGCACGTGTCGCCCAGAGTGCCATCGAGTTTCTGCCCTTGCAGCCGGGTCAATTTGTCCTGGACTTCGCGCTTCGTCTTGCCATAGACGGTCCGCCGCTTTCGCTTCCCGTGGGCGTCATATCCAACCGTGATGGCCCCTTGCCAGCAGCCCTTGTCCTTCCGAAACGCGAGTGATCCTTCTCCCCGTCCACGTCGCATGGTCGCGCTTCCCCGAATCGTTGTGCGGTTTCCGACCAATCGGTCAACCACACTGAGCCTCGTTGCGGCAGAGAACTCAAGGCATGTTCCGCGTCGAACGCCGACTTTTTTGGGCTACGGCGGGCAGGACGGATGATGGCTGTTGATGAGCGATTCGTGGATGAGCCGCTGCAGCTCTTCGTGGGGGATGCGGCGGGCACGCCCGATCTTCACATAGGCGAGCGCACCGCGTTCCATAAGGTTGTAGAGGGTGCTGCGGCTAAGCGCGAGCAGCCGCGCGGCGTCCCGCACGGTCAACAGGCTTATGGCCTCACGCTGTTCGGTGGGCTCGTGTATCACCCCTCACCTCCACCGCAGCGGCAGCAAACATGGCACCGGCCGCAGTCATCGCATTCCGGCGTTTCGGACTCGCACTCGGGGCAAGCCACGGTCGTCTCGGTCGCGTTCAAGACGGCTCCTTTCAGTCCTCGGAGAACCATTTGGTCACAGCCGCCACGCAGTCGCCCGGCGACGCAGAGCGGACCTGCGACGTAGACCAGTGGTGGCTCAGGCATCACGAGGTCAGCTCACGAAGATGGGAACTGTCAGCACCTTGCCGTACTGGCGGTCGAAGACGAGAAACGTCTGCGTCGGTGGTTGAAACTCAGCGCCGATCTCGACCGCGTAGGCGTCATAGCCGCACAGGCAGCCGCAGACGACGAAGTCCCACGCGTCGATGAACTGGTGGAAGTGGCCGAGGACGTCGTAGCGCGCCGAGCGGCGCTTGTTCCATTGGGCGATCTTCTTGCGGAGCGGGATCGTCACGCCGCCGACGCCACCCCCGAACCGGACCGCGTCGCCGTGATGGAACCGCACGTCGCACCCCTGGACGGCGAGCCAGTTGTGGTAGCCCTCCTCGACCTTGAACCCGACTTTCGGCGCACGACGGTAGTGACGGGCGAGGTTCTGGTAGGCCAGCCACTCCCACGAATGACGGTAGCCGGTCGCGATGCGGCGCTTCCGCGTCGTCCGCCCGTGATTGCCGTAGCTCGTGACGACCGTGACACCGTCGGCCTTCGCCTCTTTGAGCAAGAGGTCGATCCCCGTGGCGACGTGGTCCTGGACGAACATCACCGCCTCGGCGGGCCCCAGGAAGTTCGATTCCTCCAGCTCCTCGTGAATGGCGCCGTTGATCAGGTCGCCGCCCAGCCACACGACGAGGTCGCGGATGTTGGAGATCTTGCGGGCGAACTCCAGGAGGTAGAGCGCCTTCTGCCACGTGCGGTCGATCCGGCGAGCGGCGACTTCGAGGTCGAACTCGTTGGCGCCGTCGACCGACTCACGCGTGATACAGCCCTCGACGTGCCAGTCGTTGCAGCACAGCACGGCGGTCGCCGAGCCGCGGCTGATCCGGCCGCCGCGGCCGACAGCACGCGGACGGATCGTTCCGTGGGTCGCCTGGTAGGTCTCCAGACTCTGCTCGGCCCAACGCAGCTCCGACTCGGCCTGCGCACTCTTCTGCCGCTCAATCCGGAGCTGCGACTTGAGCGCAGCAACCTGCGCTTCGAGACCGCGGATCGTCTTGATCTCCGCCGGCGGGCGGGCGCCGACGGCCACGCTGCCAGACTTCGGGCGGGATGTCGTACACCTGGCGGACAGCCTCGGAGACCGCATCCCGCTCCTCTTCGGTCGTCGCGAGGTTGTAGCGGATGGACCGGTCATCTCGGGGGCTGCACTCGTGGGCTTCGTTCCAGCAGCGCAGATCGCTGCCGCAGCGGGGGCACTCCAGCATTCACACGGCCTCAGAACGGCACGTCGTTGAGGTCAACCTCCGCAAACACGGGCGAGGGCTCGGGCTGCGGACCCAGCTTGCAGCCGATGATGCGATCGAACTTCTCTCCAACGATCGAGCGGACCGTGACGAACTCTGTCGTGGCGACCCCCGCGGCCTCAGCGATCGCAACGGCCTGATCCGCCGTGTCGGGGACCGGGTCCGGGGAGCGCTGCCTCCACCACTGCTCGGCCTTGCGTCGCGGCCAGCCGGTGTGCTCGAAGCAGATCCATTCGCTGACCCAGTAGTTGAGTCCCAGGCGGTAGTCGACACGCAGCGTCCTGGGAGCGTTCTCCGGCGCGTCCGTCTTGACGTGGACGCTATAGACGATGTCGCGGACCTCGTGCTCGCTGTCGGTCACCTGTCCGGAGAGGATGCCGGCGCCGCTGGCCTGCGCGTCGTGCCTCGTGCGTTCGGGCGGTGGGAACTCATGGCCGCACTGCGGGCAGACCCGGTACGCCGTCGCGATCAGCGCGCGGCACTCCGGGCACTCCTTCGCCGGAGCTTCGCCCGCCCCACGTTTCTCCTGGATCTGCAACTGATCGACGGGCCCGTGACGCAGGACGTTCCCCCCGTAGTCGAGGACGAGGCAGTCCCACTTGCCGGCATGCATGCGGAACCCGCGGCCGACCATCTGGTAGTACAGGCCGGGCGACATCGTCGGCCGCAGCAGGACGACGCAGTCGACGCCGGGCGCGTCGAACCCCGTCGTCAGCACGTTGACGTTGCACAGGTACTGCAGCGGCTTTCGCTCGAACAGACCACTGTTCTCGTGCCGGAACCGGGCCAGCAGCTCATCGCGTTCGGCGTCGGGCGTCTCGCCACAGACGAACCCGCACTCGAGTCCGTGTCTCTCCTCCAAGACGTGGCAGACGTGTCGGCCATGTCTGATGCCGGCCGCAAAGATCAGGACCGACTGGCGACCGCTCGTCAGCTCCACAATCTCGGCGCACGCCGCCTCGACGAGCGTATCCTGGTCCACGAGGTCTTCGACCTCGGCAGCCACGAACTCGCCCCCTCGAACGTGCAACCTGCTCGTGTCGGCCTTCGAACGGCCCGCCTTTGTGATCAGCGGGCAGAGGTAGCCGTCCCGGATCAGCTCTCGAACGCCGATCTCGTAGCAGACGGCATTCAGGAAGTGATCAGCGCGGCAGATCGGCCCCGCATCGAGGCGGAACGGCGTGGCCGTGAACCCGACGACCCGCACGTGCGGGCTTGTCGCCTTTGCCTCGGCCAGGAACTGCCGGTACATCCCCTCGCCGTCGGCCGGAATCAGATGGCATTCGTCGACGAGGGCCAGATCGAATGGACCGAGTTCCGCGGCGCGCTGGTAGACCGACTGGATGCCGGCGACGATCACCGCGTGTTCGGTGTCGCGGCGATTGAGGCCGGCTGAGTAGACGCCGATTCGCAGATCGGGGCAAACCTGCTTCAGCTTGTCGACCGACTGCTGTAGCAGCTCCTTGACGTGCGCCAGGATCAGGACGCGGCCGCTCCACGCCTGGACGGCGTCCCGGCACATCGTGGCCATCACCGGCGTCTTGCCGCCCCCGGTGGGAATCACGACGACCGGGTTGTCGTCGTGCGCCCGCAGGTAGTCATAGACCGCCTGGACGGCGGCCTGCTGATAGACGCGGAGTTCCATTCACTGCCGTTCGCGGATCAGGACCTCGGCGCGGAGAGGTCGGAAGCGACTCCAAGCCTTCACCCCGCGAGTTGTGGTGCAAGCCGCTGGTTCATTAGAACGCGTCCGCGGCGACGGCAGTCACGGCAAACGTGCTCCACGCCAAGTCGTCGCCGCTTGTCCTTGTTGAACCGCTCGAGCGGTTTGATTTGACCACAATAGGAACAGACCTGGGCGTCCTCGGCGGATTCCTGGCCGATGCCGATGATCAGCTGCGGGTCATACTTCACGATCTGCCAGTCGAGTCGGCGAATGCAGAACCAACGGTCGTCTACAGGAATCGCGTCCTTCACAGCATCGCAGACGAGGTCCACGACATTGATCGCGTCGCCGCGGTGGTTCGGCTTCTGGACGAGGATGTCGATCCAGATCTTGTTGTGCGCGACCCTGCGGTCGCCAAGGCTGTCGCGGATCGCAGTTGTGATCTCGACTCGCTTTGATTTCGATTTCCGCCTGAGGAATACATGGCCCGACCGTGCCAGCGCATGGATGTAGTTTTTGGAGGCCGAATAACTGAACGGGACCATCACCCGCAGCCTCCAGATCAGCGTCGGCTCCGACTCCTGGCCCCAGACAAGTGACCGCTGACTCTCGAGGTTGGCCTGAAGTCCCGCTTCGCGAGCGAGTTCTCGCGGACCGTTCGGATGGCTCGAACAAGAACTGCAATACCGGTGGTTTGGACTCAGACGCTCAACTTCCCTCCCGCACTTCTGACAATGAATGGCTCTCATCGCGCTTCCGGTACAGAACAAAGCAGACGCTGCCGGACCAACCTGCACGCTGTGCAGCTAAGAACGTGCGGTAGCCATAGTTCCGCCGAGCGGAACGACGTTCGTTGGTCACGGCAGCACAAATCGGAGCTCGGCTACCGCAGCGGGGCCCCGGGAGAGCAAGCGATCAGGCGGTGGGATCAGAATGGAACGTTTTCAGTCGCCCCGACCGGGACCGGCGCCGCCTGCGCAGGGCGCTTCCACGGAGGTGTGCTCGGCCGAGGTACCGGAGCAGTTGCTGGACCGGCGCCGGCGGCAGGCGGTCCGGCATCACGCTTCCGGTAACCCTTGATGACGTTGGCCGGCTCGTCCGTGTCGGCGCGGCGCTCGACGCGGACCTTGACGACGAGCGGGAGGTCGTGCAGTTCGCAGCTGTCCTTGGGCTGCATGACGCCCACGGCGCGGCAGATGGCCGAGAGCGTGGCCTTGGCGATCTTGACCGCGGTCTCGTTCGGGTTCCGGAGATTCAGGCGGTCCCACAGCTTGCGGCCCTTGTGGGGACCGTCGATCACCGCGAACTCCAGCTCCAGGAACGATCCGTTCCCGGACTTCGTCGGCTTCGTCTCCGATGCCGTGATGATGCACAGGTAGTCGCCGGCGGGGATCGGATCGAACGATTCGTTCGGTTCGACTTCGTGGGCGTTGAACCCTTGCAGATTGGCCATGTGGTTCTCCGTTGATGCGGGTTGAAATTGTGAATGACACCGCCGGCGCGGACCTGCAGCCGGGCCAAGCCTCCTGGAGAACTGTGTGTGCGCTGTTTCGCGGGACGCGCTGACAGGCAGCGGCCTTGTCCGGCGAGCGATCGCGCTCTTTAGGCAAACGTGTGGAGGGCTGGGCTGACAGGCGCGGACGCAGGATCCGCGCGGCAGCGTCAGTTCAGGCAGAACTGGCCATACGCGGCAAAGTCGAGCGGCAGCTCATCGGGTAGCCCGAGCCGGTTCTTCGCCATGTGGGCCGGCCGTTCGGTCGTGCGGACGATCCTGTCCCCGGTGCCGATGCCCCGGTTCCGTGTCCGGTCGAACCCCTCGTCCGTCTGCTTCGTGTGGACGCGGTACGTCGCGAACAGCACCTCATCGCACCACTCCTGGACGAGCGCCGCGGCCGACTTGTGCAGTCGCGGGGAGTAGCGGTCGTAGGAGTCGGTCTCGGGGTTTTCGAACCGCTCGATCTTGGCGTGGGCGATGAGGACGACCATCATCTGCCGGTCGTTCCGCAGGGCATTTAGGCCGTCGAGGACTTCTCTCCACGAGTCGAGGGCCAGCGTGTAGCCCTTCCCGTAGCCGAAGTCCTCGATGTTCTCTTTCCCCTTGTCCCGGCAGACGTGGGACCAGATCAGCCGCTCGAGCCAGTCGAGCGAGTCGATCACCACGGTCTGGTACTCGTGGGGCTCCGAGTAGAGCTCCATCAGCGCCGTGAGGACATCGCCGTACGACTCGGCCAGCGGGAACCGACGGCAGTCGATGTCCCCCAGCCCATCCTCGGTCTGGATGACGATGGGCCCGGGGGCCGAGGCCCCGAACGTCGACTTGCCGATGCCGTGAATGCCGTAGAGCATCACGCGGCGGGGCCGTTTCTGCTTGCCGCTCGCGACATGGGCCAGGAGTGCCATGCGTTGTCCTCGCTTCGCAGTGAGTCGTGATTTCGATGTCTCTCTACTATGGAGCTACCGTGTCGGACGCCGAAACGACGACGACTTTCAGAGGAATTCTTGAACTCGCTGCGCCTCGAACACGTCTCGCAGTCGCTGCACGAGAGAGTTGATCGTCGTCCGTGGGATGCCCAGCTCGCGCGCCACCTGCGTGACGGTCTGAGACTTCAGCGCCTCGCACACGCGTCGCGCGTCGTCCGGCAAGCAGCCAAGGACCGCTGCCACGTCGTGCTCGAGCTCGACGCGCTCGGCGTCGGACCGTTCGAACACGCGGGTGAGCGCCGCCACATGGTCGGACGTGATGCGATCGGCCAGTTCCGCGACCTGGCCGTCCTCGTCAAGATCCTCCTCGGAAAGCGACACCACGGCACTTCGCTTGAGGCGGTTCTGTGACTCGATGAGCGTGGCCACGTGCCGCTCAACGACCACCGTCACGAACTCCGGCCAGTCGGACTTCGCGGGATCGAACTGGCCGAACCGCTCAATCAGCCGGAGCTTGAGTTCCTGCTCCAGGTCGGGGCGGTCACAGCGTTTGAAACCGTAGTTGCCGATGAGCTGGCCGGCCTTGAAGCGGACGAAGCGGTGGGCGAACCCCGCCGTCAGCTCGTGGTCGAGGTTGACCTCCGCTCCGGCGGGCTGGCGAGCATGCTTCTTCGCGTGTCGTGACATCTCGTGATCTCCACAGCGGTGAACTTGGCTGCGGTGCCCCTCGCACCGCGTTCACCCGCCGTGGGGCTTTCACGAAATGGAGCGGAATTCTTCTCTGAACGCTGCAATACAACGCAGGCGTGGGAGTTGCGCTCGGCGGCTGCACGCCTTTCACTTTCACGAAACGTCGCCAACTGAAAGCTCGCGAGTGGCGATTCGCGGGCAACCTCAAATTCGAGTACGTTGACATTACGGCGGTAATCTGCCCATCTGAGGCGAAGTTGAAAAAGGCCGCTGAGGAAGCTCTGTCTCCCGACTTGTGGGCGGACTTTCGTGGCCTACAGATACTTCCGGCAACAGGCAGCTTCGACGATCTCGTTGCGGAAAGGTCGGCTGAGCTATGGAATTCGCGTCCGGCGGTCAGGCCGCTTTCCGCTGCTCGCCGACGTTTCCTCATGCGATCCACAGGCTGACTTACTCCCGTAATCGCCCCTTTTGCACGCATCCCGGTTCCCCGACCATCTCCGGGGCATCCGTTAAGCTGTCCGTCCGCCGCCGCCCCCGCACGGTTGTGAACTCATCGCCGTGGCGCCGAGCCTTCGAGCAATCGGTCCAGGTCAGAGGCGAGCACCCAAAGGTACCGCAGTTCCCGAGCCGATTCGTCGCGGAAACATCGGCCGACTGCGACCTCGCCCACTCCGCATCGCCGGGCAAGCTCGCGTCGATTTGGACGCGGTAGCAGCGCCGGCTCGCCTGTGCGATCAACAGCTGAGTATGCATGGTCACGAGCCGCCCGCACGTGGTCCGCCAGCTCGCGCGTGAGTCGTTCAATGAGTGCGGTCCGACTTGCTCGCTTCCGGGTCCGCGGTGGAGACGGCTCCGCGACTGGCGCCCGCAGTTGTGCCGCGACGTACTCGCGATCAATGGCAAGCGACTGTCCGTCCCAACTGCAGACGACGTCCAATGGCAGGACCGGCACGGCCGTCGAATTGACCGGCAGCCGGCGAGGCACGATCAGGACGGCGCTCGGCGTCTGCTCGACTCGCGCCAAGATGTTCCCGGCGTCACGGCAATGGAGTGCCCGACCAATGAAGATCGTCATCGGTGCCCGAGTCCAGCGGACCTTTCCCAACCGCCACAGCCGTCCTGCAACGACCTCATCGCAACGGCCGCTGACTTCGAACGCTTTCCCAAGCACGTTCAGCAGCGCCGACCAGTCGAGCATCCAGCAATGCAGCGCGTCTGCCGCAATCTCACGCGGACCACACTCGGGGCACTGGAGGTAGGCATGCGAACACGCCGTGGCGACGTTCTCGATCCACACGACCTCCCGGTACGGCTCGCCGGGGCATCCGTCGCAGGCCAACGCGGCGAGTGGCGTCGTCACTCGGAGCAGTCCGAGAAGTTCGAACTGCTCCGTAGTCCCGACCGGCCAGTCCCGCGTTAGCTCAGCGCAGATGGTGGGCTGCTCCCGCTCGGCGGCCGCCAGCAGCGTCGCCCAGGAGTCAGTCACCGGTGATCCTCCACATCCGGAAATGCTTCTCGACGACGGATACGCGCTCCGGCCGGTGGCTGCGCAGACTGCAGCGGTCGGGGTGGGCCACTTCGACCGTCATCGTCCCCGGCTTGCGGCCCCCCGTTCGGTCGAACTGGAACTGAATCGCCGCCCGCGAGACATCCGCCTCGTCCAGGGTGACGTGCTCCTCGTTGAGGCACTCTTCGACCATGCGGAACACGTCGTCCGCGGCGCCGACGCGGGATTCGAGTGTGATCCTCCGGTAATGATCGGGCAGACTGAGCTGAAGCGTGCGGATGCGGGCGTGGACGTGGTCGCGTGGGTCCGTGTTCAGCTGGAACCGGCACGCCTTCAGACGGTTCAGGTCGTAGACCCGCTTCGGCAAGGTGGGACCGAGCGACGTGTCGAGAATCAGCCAGGCGAACGACTCGTCCAGCTCGCGTTTGAGCCGGGGCGGCACCTGCGCATACGTCTCCAGCGTCCCCGCGTCCCGCCGGTAGGCGAAGATGATCTCGAACGTTTGCCGGAGCGTGCGCGTGGTCAGCCGGCCGCGCCGGTCATGGAGTGTCACGGTCCGCACGTAGTCGTCCGGAAAGCAGAAGAAGTAATCCGTTCCGCTGTCGCGGTAGACGTGCTCGACGGTGCATTGCTTCCCTCGTCCCTGCTCCTTCGTGAGCAGCCGCGAGACGTCGCCGGCCAGAAGTCCCAACGTGTCACGATCAGCGGGCGGCTCAAGACTCGGAAGGTCGTTCCGCTTTGACCACCAGGAGAGCTGGTCAACCTGGTGGAACAGGACGGCCTGCTCGAACAGACCCGGCGCCTGGAGCCAGACCCACATTGCCTGGTGGTACAGGCTGCCGTGGTCGGGCAGGCGCGCGAGCAAATCGGATGGGCCTGACGAACGGGCCAGGTCGCGGATCACCTTCGCGCCCGACTCGCAGGCGAGATCGAACACGTTCCGCAGGATGGCCTCGGCCGACTCCCGCTGGCCCGGCGGAAAGTACTCCATGAGCGCCAACAGCGGCTCCACCTGTCGGCGGCCGAGGCGCCGCCAGTCCATGCCGTAGCACGGGTTGTTGAGCTTCTTGAAGAATTCCTCGAGCAGTTCATTGGGGACCATCCGCAGGACGGTCGGTAGGGAAAAGTGGCGTGACATCGTCATGACCTCACGAAGAAGCAACAGCGATCCCTCCTCCCTGGGCCAAGTCCAGCACGACCGGTCGGCCCACCGTAGTGGCGGTCGCGGTCGAGACACCATGCGAGCGGCAGCGGCGTTCAGAGCGCCCTCAGCGCTGGCGGGCGGACGATGCGGAAGACGCATCCCTCGCGCAGCCTGGCGATATGCTGCCAGCGATGGTCACAAGCAGACACGACCCACCCCCAAAACCGACGCCTCCAGCGGTCGGCACGCGGCCGGTCCCTGCCGGACAAGGACTGTTCCCGTTTTGCATCTGAACAAAAGTATACATACAGACGCGGCCACTTGCAATCGTCTTCTGGGCATCGGCGCGGGATTCCGGCATGCGAGCGGGCGCGACTTTGGGCTTCGACCCGAATTCCGTCGTCACTTCGCCGTCCGACGCGGTAGCTCCATAGTAGGGGGACCTGCTGAAGGAGACGCTGCGCTTTGACCACCGAACATGACGTGCTGCGGATCTTCCAGGGCGATTCATCGGGGGAGAATCCCAAGGACCGGATCGGCGCCAGCAAGCCGCCGCTGCACTTGATCCCGCCGGCGGCGGAGATCGCCGAGAGCATGGCGATGGCCCTCGGGGCCAGGAATTACGGCCCGTACAACTGGCGCGAATCGAACGTGAAGGCGACGGTCTACGTCGCGGCCGCGCGGCGGCATCTCGCGCAGTGGCTGGACGGCCAGGACGACGATCCGCAAAGCGGTGTCTCGCACCTGGCGCATGCCCGCGCGTGCCTGGGAATCCTCCTGGATGCGATGGCGACAGGGCATCTGGTTGACGATCGGCCTCCCCCTGGCGTGGCGACCGAACTGATTGCGCGGTTCACAGTGCCTTGTCTACCCTCCGAGAATGAGACTGCGTGAGCCGTCCGCTCCTGCTCGAGGCTGCTCTGCGGTACGCGGAACTCGGCTACGCGGTCTTTCCCTGCGCGCCGGGGACGAAAGAGCCGCTGACCAAGAGCGGGTTTCATGATGCGACGATCGATTCCGCATCGATCGAGGCCTGGTGGACCGAGCGGCCCAACGCCAACATTGGGCTGCCAACCGCCGGCCTTCTCGTCCTCGACATCGACGCGGAGGCGACGTGGCTGGCCGATGAACCGGAGAAGCAGCGCGAGCTCGCCGGCGCTCCGCTGTCGCTCACCCCCTCTGGGGGCCGGCACGTCGTGTTTCGCCAACCCGAGGGTCGGCAATGGCGCAACACGGCCGGCGCTCTCGCGCCGCACGTGGACACGCGAGCCGATGGAGGCTACATCGTCGCCCCGACGTCGGCGCTGCCCGGCGGCAAGGCCTACCGTTGGGCACCGGACGCGGAACTCGACGTCCCCCAGGACCGGCTCTCCGAGCCGCCGGCCTGGCTGGTCCAACAACTCGACGGTTTGGCGTCGTCGTCGCCCACGTTGGCCCACGTCGCGGCCTGTCCCGCCCAAGGGAACGAGATCCCGTCCGGCCAACGGAACGCGACACTCGCGAAACTCGCCGGCACGATGCGCCGTGTGGGCATGTCACCCGCGGAGATCCTGCCGTCCCTACTGCGGGTCAACACAGATCGCTGCAAGCCGTCCCTCGCACCGCGCGAGGTCCATCGCATCGTCGAGAGCGTCGGGCGCTACGCCCCGGACGAGGTCTCGGTCGCCCTGGTCGAGAACCACTGGGAGCAGATGCTGGCCGGCGAGCTGCCTCCTGCCCTTCGATACACAGCGATCACTTCGCGGGAGCTCGCAGCCACCACCTACAACCTGAGCTACCTGATCGACGGCGTCCTGGTCCGTGGCCAACCCGGCGTGATCGCCGGCCCGAAGAAGACGCTCAAGACAAACATCAGCATTGACCTGGCGCTGTCGCTAGGGAGCGCCGACCGCTTCTTGGAGCGATTCATCGTCGCGGAGGCGGTCCGCGTCGGCGTCATGTCGGGCGAGTCCGGTGCCGCGACGATCCAGGAGACAGCTCGACGGATCGCCTGGTCGAAGAGCTGGACGCTCGAGAACTTCACGAACGTCGTCTGGTCGTTCGACGTGCCGCAGCTCGGGCAGCTGGAGCACATTGAGGCGCTGCGTGCGTTCATCCTGGACCACGAGCTGGAAGTCCTAATCCTCGATCCGACGTATCTGATGATGATGGGCCTCGGCCAGGACGCCGGGAATCTGTTCATCGTCGGTTCGTTCCTGAAGTCCGTGGGCGAGCTGGCGCAGCAGACGGGCTGCACGCCGATCCTCTGTCATCACCTACGGAAGAACGTCGCCGAGCCGTATGAGCCGGCCGAGCTGGAGAACATCGCGTGGGCCGGGTTCCAGGAGTTCATGCGGCAGTGGATCCTCCTCAACCGCCGGGTGAGGTACGACCCCGATAACGGTGGGCACCACGAGCTGTGGATGTCGGTGGGAGGCAGCGCGGGGCACAGCGGGCTGTGGGGCGTTAACATCGACGAGGGGACACGGCAGGACGAGCGCGGACGCAAATGGGACGTGGACGTGATTTCCGCTGGTGAAGCGTTCGCCGAGCGTGCTGCTGTCCAAGAGCTGGATAAAGAGCGCAGGCAGGATGCAAAGAGCGAACGCCGGTTCTCGAAACACCGCGATGCGGTCTGGAATGCAGTCCGTGAGCATCCCGACGGTGAAACGAGGAAGGTGCTACGGACTGAATCGAAGCTCAACCCGGACAACTTCCAGCCGGTAATCGACGAACTCCTTGAAGATGGACTCGTCGAACCGTGCACAGTGGCGAAGGGCGGCCGCACGTTCGAGGGTTACCGTCCTGTGCGGTCATCGGACCAAGCGGACCAGATCGGACCAAAACCGCTGTTCCCATGACCGGGGACCGGACCGGACCAAAATCCCTATATAGGGATTTTGGTCCGGTCCGGTCCGATGGCCCTCGGTCAGGGAGGAAGTGGCTGGTCCGCTGGTCCGGTGCGACGCCTCTTCTGGAGGAATCATTGCGATTCGGTTTTCGGCTCACTGAGGCGCGGAACCAGATCGCTCATCGCGTAGTGCACGAATTGCTTCCCGAGCTCTGTCAGCACGTATGGCTCGTTGTCATCAAACGCCGACTTCATGAGGGGTGTGGACGGTCTGCGTGTTCGCTTCTTGACGAACTGTCCAGTAATCGTCGTGTCTCGCTCCTGGCGGATGACTCCTCCCATGCTGAGTTCGCGAAAGATCAGTTTGAATAGGTCGGCATCGGCCGAATCTTCGCGCGGGCGACCGCCGCGGAGCGCATCCCATACGTCTGCCCGCGTGGACCCCGGATTGCTCTGAATCTCCCGGATCACAGCGAAATGCAATTCGTGGTATCGGTCGATCCAGTCCAGAAAAAGGCGGACGACATCATCCGAACACAGAGTCGTGCCTCCCGCGTTGGTCAGCACCAACCGGATCAGCTCGCGTTTTTCCTTCGTCGCCGACTCGTCCCAAGTGCGAAAGCCCTGCTCGACGAGCGCGAGAAACGATTCGTCGCTGAGCCGCTCGTCCACCTTCTCGCCAAGTTGATCAAGGCGGCGCATCATCTCGTCCAGTGTTTCCCCGAGCTCGTCCAGCTTGTGCTGATGCTGTTCGATCCACTGTCGTTGAAGGTTGTTGACGCGCCCTTGCTCCACCTCGGCATGGAAGGCCGCTGATGCGCCGATGAATCCGCCGACCCACGGGATGCTGGACAGCGCGGAGACAAGGAATCGCCCGTATTTCCGGTGTCTCGATCCGTCGAACGACGCAAGTTCATTCTGAATCCGAGAGATCACTTGATCGACGTCATCAGACACTGCTGGCCTCCAGGAACGGACTGCGGTCATCGTGGTGGGCGGATTGTAGTGAATCGCCACGGAAACCAGAGCGAATGGTTCCTTCCCGTCCGAGCGCGCTGGCGATACCAGCGGGAACCGTCGCGGTAGTGGGCAGAGTTTCTTTCCGTTGTCCGGTTTTTCTGCAGGTGACGGCGCCGTCGTGAGTTGGGCGCTTGCCCCGGACATCCACGTCAACACCTGGAGTGTCTGCATGCACATTGAGTTGTGGCCGATCGACCGCCTCAAACCCTACCCGAACAACCCCCGACAGAACGACGAGGCCGTGGAGTCCGTGGCCCGGTCCCTGCAGGAGTTCGGATTCCGCCAGCCGATTGTCGTGGACGAGGCGGGCGTGATCATCGTCGGGCACACGCGGTACAAGGCCGCGATCAAGCTGGGGTTGGAGACCGTCCCGGTGCACGTCGCGACGGGCCTGACGCCGGCGCAGGTCAAGGCGTACCGGCTGGCCGACAACAAGACAGCCGAGATCGCTGACTGGAACTACGACCTGTTGCCGATCGAGCTGTCGCAACTCCGGGACCTCGACTTCGACCTCGGCCTGATCGGGTTCGACCAGGACGAGCTGGCCCAGTTGCTCGATCCGGGCGTGCAGGAGGGCTTGACCGATCCGGACGAGATCCCGGCGCCGCCCGACGCAGCAATCACGCAGCCTGGCGACCTGTGGCTGCTCGGCGACCATCGGCTGCTCTGCGGCGACAGCTCGAAGCCCGAGGACGTGGACTGGCTGCTCGACGGCGCGGAGGTTCACCTGTGCAACACCGACCCGCCGTACAACGTGAGGGTCGAGCCGCGGTCGAACAATGCAATCGCCGCCGGCCTGTCGTCGTTCCAGGGAACGACGCACCATCAGTCGCTGGACGTTGCGCGGCACCCCGAGAAGGCGAAGCCGACGCAGAAGAAGCTGCGGGCGAAGGACCGTCCTCTGGCGAACGACTTCGTGTCCGACCAGGAGTTTGACCGGCTGCTCGACGCCTGGTTCGGAAACATCACCCGCGTGTTGCAGCCGGGCCGCGGGTTCTACATCTGGGGTGGCTACGCAAACTGTGGGAATTACCCGCCGTTCCTCAAGAAGCACGGGCTGTACTTCTCGCAGGCGATCATCTGGGTGAAGGAGCATCCGGTGCTCACGAGGAAGGACTTCATGGGGAATCACGAATGGTGCCAGCCACCGGATACGCAAGTGCTCACGCCAGCGGGTGCCGCCTCCATCAGGAGCTTGCATGATGGCGATCGTGTGGTGAGCTTCAGCCGGGAATCTTCCGCCGTCGTCGGATTCCGTCGGGGATTCGAGGTGCGGGCGACGAGCCGCGCATACGACGGTCCGTTGTATGAGGTTGTGGTTGGGAACCGAAGCACGTGGTGTACCGCCGGCCATCATTGGACCGTGAAAATGACGCCCGAAGCGGCATCCTGGTGGTGCGTGTATTTGATGCGTCGCGGCTCCTGGTGGCGCGTCGGCAAGTCGAAACTCCTGTCCACGTGGGGATTCGGTTTGAAGCAGCGGATGTTCACCGAGGGAGGCGAGGACGCCTGGATACTCAGCATTCACTCATCGAACACCGACGCAGCGATTGCTGAACAGCTCGTCGCGACTCGTTACGGAATCCCGACCACGTTCTGGCGCGAATCTGCGACGACGCAGCGCTCGGCAGCCCAAATCGCCGAGTTGTACGGCAATCTGGACTTGCGCGAGCTGGCACACGGGGCGTTCCGCGCCCTGGACGACCACGGTCGAGTGCTCGACTATCCGTTCGTCAGCCACGGGAACACACGCCCCAAGTACGGCCGTCGTGTCCCACTGCTGGTCCGCGCCTGCAATCTGATTCCCGGTGCGATGGCGATCCCGGTTCCAGAGAAGGGGCAGCGATTCAGTTGGGTACCGGTGCGCGCCGTCGACGTTGAACCCTACTGCGGTCCGGTGTACTCGATGGCCGTTGAGAAGCACCGGCACTACATCGCCGATGGCCTGGTGACGCACAATTGTTTCTACGGCTGGCGCGAGGGCGCCGCGCACCAGTACCTCGGGCCGAACAACGCGACGGACGTCTGGTCGGTGAAGAAGGTCAACCCGCAGTCGATGGTGCATCTCACCGAGAAGCCGGTCGAGCTGGCGGTGCGGGCCATGCAGTACTCGTCGCGAGCCGGCGAGAACGTGCTGGACCTGTTCGGCGGCAGCGGGAGCACTCTGATCGCCGCCCAACAGACGGGCCGCAAGGCGCTCCTGATGGAACTCGACCCACTCTACTGCGACGTGATCGTCCAGCGGTACGAGCAGTTCACCGGCCAGAAAGCGGAACGCGTTCCCGCGGCCGAGCCGGCCCCTGCAGCAGCCAGTTCCGACGCGGCGTGAGAAAAGTCAGATGGTGCGAGCGGCATCGCGAGAGACCATCTCGTCGTGCCAGCGGCAGAGCTCGATCTCGTCCGCAGTCGCGGGTCGGATGGTGCGCACGTTGATTGGAACGTCTCGGCCGAGGCGTTCCCGGACGTCGGCGTAGAGGTCGTAGAGCGCCGGGCGTCCCTTCGCGATGGCGTCCTGCTCGTCGGTCGCGTCGACGAGGACGTAGCGTGCGAGCGTGGCGACGAGGTAGGTGGTCATGGGCGTCGGTCCCTTCCGGAGTCAGTCGTTCACAGGGATGGTCACGATGCGGTAGTCGCCGTCCGGCATGTCGGCGGCGACCAGGTGCGCGAACTCGACGCCGCCCGATGCGAGGCGTTCCACGTCCGCCTCGCGGGCCACGAGATGCTTGCCTTCCCAGAGGATGGCCAAGCCGCCGCCGGCCTCGGCGTACTGCACGGCATCGAACCCGCTCTCGAACTCGTAGGCGCTGAACTCCATCGGTTGTACTCCGTTGAGGTGGTCGGTTCGTGGGCTTACAGCCAGTGCCCGTTCTCAAGCTCCGACGTATCGATCGCGATGCCGTCTAGCAGCAGCGTGTCGTCGTCCGTCAGCGTAAGGTTCATCCCCTTGTGGTACGCCCGCCGCAGCCCCTCGAGCTTCCGCTCCTTCCGGGGGAGGTCGCTGCTGCGGATGTACTTCGCGATGCGTTCGAAGGTGTGCTTGGTCATCGTCGTTGCGTCTCCGGTTCGTGGTTGCCTGCGACGACACCATGTAAGCCAGATCGCGCCGCGAAACTCAAGGCCCGGCCGGAGAGATTACGAACGGGTTCTGGACGTGGCCGCGCCGCGTCCCGGAAACCCCGGTACGCCGGTAGGCCAGGCCCGGCCGCCCCGCGCAATAGTGCCCACGTTGGCCCACGTGGCGGCGGGGCCGCGGGGCGGGAACGTCGGGGCGTCGGGCGGGACGACGCCGCGACGTGGGCGAACGTGGCGCGACGGGCAGGCCGGGGCAACGGTTGGCCCGTACGTTCGGGGGGGCGGGCGGCGGACGTTCCCGCCGGCAACGAGAGAACGTCCCGCCGTCGTTGCGAGTCATTCTTCGCCGCCGCGGACGGTCATCGCGTCGTCCGTGGGCGTGGCGAGTGCGGGTGGGACGTGCCACGTGTGGTTGAAGTACGGGTTGCCGACGACATAGTCGCCGTCTCGGTTAATGCCAATCAGGACGCCGACGATCCGCTCGCCGCGGTCGTCGAACGCCACGTTCTGAAACCCAATGTCCTGCTCCGTGAGCTGCGCCATCGACTCGTCCTCCGATTCGGGAACACGTTGTGCGGCCTCCGCGAGGCCGACCAGGACACATGAGCCATCTTCTTCCGCAGAGATCAAGTCCGCGTCCGACGATTTCGGATTCCAACGAGAGAACGCCCCGCCGTCGGCGACGTGGGGCGT